AAGAACCGCAAAATCGACGCGACCTACCGCAAGCAGGACGAACTGGTGGCGGAATACCGCAAGGAGAAGCGTGAGTTTTACGAGGCGATGAACGAGGCGGTGCCGTGCATCAAGGAGGAGAGATAAATGCGTCGGATGGTTGCGCGGATAGGATGCTAATCGGATAGGCACCCAGTAAAACCCCTACATTAGTGAGGTTCGAGTCCTCACCCGCGCGCTGGAACTAACCTATTAAAATGAAAGAGATATGAAAGCAACACCTAAAATGAAAACCACTTACCGGATTGAAGGCAAAATGGAACTGACGCTGAAGGCCGTGACCTTTGCGCCATACAGGAAACTGACCGATGCGGAGATAATGAAATGCCGTGAATCATGCTGGAAGGGCATCAACCCATACAGCGGAACCAGGACTTTCCTACAGGACAATGCCGATGGCGGTGAGGCCTGTCTTTGCTTCAAGATGTACTGTCGCGACAACGCCTCTTTCCTTGAGCGCGTCTGCCACCTGCTTGGCAAGGTCAAGACAGCAGCACTTGACTATGTAAACGTGAGTACCGTCAAGATCAAAGTCGTGCTGTAGGCGAGTGCGAAGGCGGTGGACCTTGCAAACACAGTCGTGCTGGACCCGCTTGATGGCAGGCACATTGGCAGCATAGGCAAGCTCATCGTAATAATGTGAACCCATAACAAACAGATTTAGGCCGCAAAGGTAGCGAAAAGATGCAATACTTCAACAACATACTGACCGTGGAAGCCGGATGGATGATTGAGCAGGGCGTGATGACGGAGACTGAGTATAAGAACCTCGCCCATCATAGCAAGGACATCCAAGTGGTGCGCCGCGCCTGCCGCAACACGCCCGCGCTGGTGGCCTACGACTCGATGCCCGACCGCTACAAGCGGGCCATCACCGAAAAGGTCGGCAATGTGCGCCAAGCGGCAAAGCAGAATGTGCTGGAGGGACTGATTGAGCACTCGGCCACGGCTTCCGAATATTTCGAGAACTATATGATTGACGACGACCGTCACCTGCCCGCCGACAAACGGAGGGAATACTACACCAACGCCATCGTGCTTGAGGCCGTCGGTCGCTTGATCGAAAGCCGCAACTCGAAACGCAAGGCCTTAGGCAACCGCGCCACGCGCTTCTGGGACGAGATCAGCGAGGCCGTGCAGGAACTGAATGCGGAATGCGGAATGCAGAATGCAGAATGCGGAATGGGGACACGGCTCGGCTATGGGCACACTTTGCCTGAGAATGCGCGGAGCTTGGAAAGGAAATACCAGCGTTATCTGGCCGAGGGCTACGGCAGCCTCGTCCACAAAGCCTACCAGAACGGCTCAAAGAATGCGGCGAAGGTGGCCGACGAGAACCAGAAGGCGATGCTCGTCACCTTCATGAGCGACCCGCGCAACCTCGACAACGCGCAGGTGGCCAAGCTCTACAACATGGTGGCCCAGCAGATGGACTGGAAGAAAATCACGGCCTCGGCGGTGGCCGTGTGGCGTGACAAGTGCGACGATCTCATCTACGCCCGTCGCCACGGCGCGGAGATGTACCGTGCCGGGAAGGAAATGCAGGTGAAGCGCAGCGCACCCACGCGCCCGCTGCTCTTCTGGACGATGGACGGTTGGGATGTGGAACTTCTTTACCAGCACAAGCCGGACAAGGGTGCCACGACCTACCACAACCGCTTGACGATGGTGGTGGTGCTCGACGCTTGCTGCAAATATCCCATCGGGTTTGCCGTCGGGCGCAACGAAAGCCCCTCGCTCATCAAGGAGGCCCTGCGCGACGCTGAGCGCGAGACGCAGCGGCTGTTCGGGCGCATGTACCGCGTGGCGCAACTCCAAAGCGACCACTTCGCCATGAAGAACCTGAACCCGACCTATCAGATGGTTGCCGACAAGGTGACACCGGCCCGCGTGAAGAACGCGAAGGCCAAGCCCATCGAGGCGTGGTTCAACTATTTCAATAAGAAATACTGCCAGATGCAGACCAACTGGAGCGGCTTCGGCATAACGAGCCGCAAGGAACTCCAACCCAACACCGAATTCATCACGAAATACAAGAAGGATTTCCCGGACTTTGCGGGTGTGGTCGGCCAGATCGTGGGCTTCATCCAAAAGGAGCGTGCCGAACTGGAGACCGCGTATGTGGCCGCATTCATGGCCGACGGCCTGAAGGAACTGGGCACGGCCCAATACCTGATGACCTTCGGGGAAAGCACCGGCGAACGCCGCTACCTGCTTCAAGGCACCGGCATACGCTGCACCATCGGCGGGCGCAAACTGGACTACGACTGCTTTGACACCCATTTTCGCAAATACGGCTCGACACGCTGGCAGCTGCGCTATGATCCCGAAGACGCACACTATGCCGTGGCCGTCAACGAGGACGAGAGCCTCCAGTTCGTGCTTGAGGAGAAATACATACAGCCGATGGCCTTGGCCGACCGCACCGAGGGCGACGCTGCCGAATTGAAGCGGGTGATGGACTTCAACCGCCGCAAGGAGCAGGAACTGATGGACGAACTCACGCCGATGGACGAACGCGCCCGCGAGTTGCTCGAAAACACCACCCTGAGCAAGCTGCTCATCACCGACAGCCGGGGCCAGCACAAGCTGCCCAAGGCGAAGGCGAGGCTTCAGGCCGCCCACTTCGAGGCGGTGGAGGTGGCCGAGGACGACAATTTCTACGACATGTACTAATCAATTCAAAATAGAGAGATATGGAAGACATCAAGAAACAACAAATCGTGAACACGCTGCGCAACTACTGCGAGCGTTACGAAAGCCAGGCAAAGGCGGCCAACTCGTTGAAGAATGTGAGCGCGGCCACCGTGAGCCAGATGCTGAACGGCAAATGGGAACTCATCAAGGACGACATGTGGCGCAACGTGGCGGCCCAAATCGGCTGGAAGGACGAGAAATGGAACGCCGTGGCCACCCGCGACTTCACCACCCTGATGCGGATCCTGTCAGATGTTCAAGAAAACGCCCTTGTCATGGCCGTGACGGGCGACGCGGGCAGCGGCAAGACCTTTGCCCTGAAGCAATACACCAACGCGCACAAGCAGACGTATTTGCTGTGCTGCAACGAATATTGGACGCGGACGGCCTTCCTCGCCGAACTGATGCAAGCGATGGGAAGGGACGCTAGCGGATTGGGCGTGAACGAGATGATGGCGGAGGCTGTGCGCTACCTGAAGATGCAGGAAGCCCCGCTGCTGATACTCGACGAGGCCGACAAACTGAGTGACAAGGTACTCTATTTCTTCATATCTCTTTATAATGCCCTTGAGGGCGAATGCGGTCTGCTCATGGTGGCCACGAGCCACCTTGAGCTCCGCATTACAAGAGGTGTGAAGGCGAGGAAGAAGGGCTACTCGGAGATTTGGAGCCGATTGGGCAGGAAGTGTGTCGCCCTGAAGGGCGTGAGCGCAGCCGACATCACGGCGGTGTGCGAGGCCAACGGCGTGACCGACCCAAGGGACATCGACATCGTAATCAACGACTCGGAGAGCGACCTGCGCCGTGTGCGTCGCAAGATCCACGCGATACTGAAGGGAAAGGAGGCAGGGAAATGAAGAATGCGGAATGCGGAATGCGGAATGACTCCCCCACCGCAAGCGGCACCCCCTCTCAGAGGGGGACGGACACGAGGACAATCAACCAGAACCGCAAGCTGTACTGGCTCCTGAATGAGTTGGGCCTTAAAGACAGCGTGGCCGACCTCGTAAGCGACGAGACCGGCGGGCGCACCACCCACACCAGCGAGTTGACCTTCATCGAGTGCATGAACCTCATCCGTCGGCTGGAGCAGTACACCCGCAAGGCGCAGGAAAAGCCGCACAATGGGACAGATAGGACTAATAAGACTAATACACTTGACAGGAAGCGCAAGGGCGTGATTAAGGCCATTTGTGCATACGGCGAGCTGTGCGGCCTGAAATACTCGGTGGACTATGCCAAGAGCATCGCCACCCGCGCTGCCGGGCGTGACAGCTTCAACGAGATCACCAGCGGCGAATTGACGCGCATATACAACGAATTCTGCCGCAAGCAGACGGCGGCGAAGGCAAAGGCAAGTCTGCCCAGCCTGAAACGGGGATATTCGGTGAATTAGGAATGCTGAATGCTGAATGCTGAATGAGGATGAAACGGGCATTGACGATAAAGGACATCAGGAGCTACAAGGCGACGACCTACCGGCTTGACGGCGGGCTGGGCGATGCGCTCGGCGAAGTGGAGCTCACCGGCAGCTGGATTGTCTGGGGAGGGTCGGCCAACGGTAAGACGCGCTTTGCCTTGCAGCTGGCCAAAGCGTTGGCCAAGCATGTCAGGGTGGCATACGACAGCCTTGAGGAAGGCTTGAGCCTATCGATGCGACACGCAATCGAGGCGGTGGGCTTCAGTGATGTGAAGCGGAACTTCGTGCTGCTCGACGGCGAAAGCATCGACGACCTGAAGGAGCGTCTGCGCAAACAACGGTCGCCCAAGGTGGTCATCATCGACTCACTGCAATACACGGGCCTCACCTATAACGAATACAAGAAACTGCGCGACGAGTTCCGCTCGAAGCTCTTCATATTCATCAGCCATGCCGACGGCAGCAACCCCAAAGGAGCGGTGGCCGACAGTGTGAAATATGATGCCTTTGTGAAGATCTACGTGGAGGGCTACCGGGCCTATCCCCAGAGCCGTTTCGGTGGCGGCGAGCCATACACCGTTTGGCCTGAAGGCGCGGCGAAATACGGACACTCACCAATAAACACTAATCAATAATCAATTAAACATCAATTAAAAATGGCAAAGAGAAAAGACAAAATGGAGATTGTCTTCACGACAATCAAAGTCGCTGGCTACTGCGACGGGAAACAGAGGACAAATGCGCTTACTTACTGTGTGATGTCCTTGGATGAGGATGACCTAAAAAGTCTCATCGACAAAGAGCGACAGAAAATGGAAGAAGCTGTACAGAAACACCTCTCTGAAGGGCTTGTTGCAAAAACGAAAATAGTCAAGACGGAGAGAAAGTACATCGACGGCATCATTGGCTCAGAAACGCAGCCTAAACAACAGGAGGAGGGCCAGCAATGAAAACAGAAAACAAACCATACTACCAAAAATGGTGCATTGCAAAGGTTATTATGTGTTTCCCAAAACTGAAAGGATGTGTGGAAACCGAAACAAAAAAAAGGATGATTTATCCGGGTGAAAGGTTCAAGCCCCTAAACAACAACCTGCAATTCACATTCATCGGCTATGCCAATCCAATGTATGAAATCGACACAAACCAATAACAATCACTTAAACATCAATTAAAAATGGCAACAAGACAGAAAAAGACCCTCATTCAGGGCATCACGGCTGAACAGGCCAACGACGCTTTCGCCAACTATGCGAAGGCCGACGCACAAATCAACAAAATCAACGCGGACATCGAACTGCAATGCGCCAAGATCCGCGAGAAACGCGCCGACGAACTGACGCGCCTCAGCGACGAGAGGGAGAAAGCCTTCGACACGCTGCAAGCCTACGCGGTGGAGAACCAGGCAGAACTTTTCACCAAGAAAAAGAGCCTCGAAATGACGCACGGCACCATCGGGTTCCGCACCGGCACCCCGAAACTGAAGACCCTGAAAGGCTTCACTTGGGCGAGTGCGCTGCAACTGGTGAAGGAGTTCCTTCCCGGTTATGTACGCCAAACCGAGGAGATTGCCAAGGACAAGCTGCTGGCCGACCGCGACAGTGATGTGATGGTAGCAGGCGATCCGCTCGGGCCGGGCAAACCCATGCGCGAGCAGATGGCCAAGTGCGGAATAGCCGTCACTCAGGACGAAACCTTCTATGTTGAACCCAAGAAGGAGGAGGCAAACTAATGGGCAACCATTGCGTTCCGACGGTGTGCAGCGAGTGCGGCGAGGAATACTGCCTGCGCTGCGAGTTCGGCATCTGCCCGAAATGCGGCACACCGTGGAACGCGAGGCCCCGGATGCTGACAGTGTATGACTACATTGGCAAACGGAAGGAGATTGACATGACGACCGACGAAATCTATCAGGCAGCCGCCGTGCTGGGGAAAACCGAAAAAATCAAGCTGGTGAACAGGATACTGGCATCGCTTGACAAGGGCACGGCCAAGGCCGAAGAGAGCGGCCCCAAGATGCCGGTGTTTGAGGGCTTGACCGTCTTTTCCGACATCTACCGTGCAAAGAAGGGCGTGGCCTACACCACCGGCAAATTCTCGAATGCCGACTTCAAGAACATGAAGGAACTGCTCCAGAAAATCAGCGACCGGCTTTCGGAAGGCGGCACGGAGGTGGTGACGGACGCGCTGCGCATCGGGAACCTGAAGATGTTCCTTGAGGCGGTGTGCAAGATGAAGAACCAGTGGTATTTCGAGAACCGCTTCAACCCCTACGGGCTGAACAATGCGTTTGAGACCATATACGCGAACCTTGTAAACAACAGCGACCATGCCAGAAGAAAAGCAGCTTTCGACTACCTCTAACAACGCCGTGGCTTTGTCGCGGGAAAGCCTCGCCTGTTGCCCCGTGGCCCAGCGGCTGCTTTCGCAGGGCGCAGGGGACAACAGTTTCCCGACGGCTGCCGTGGCTGTGGTGGCCAACGCCGCAGGCGTGGCGACTACGGCTGCCGAGTCGGTCGGTTGCGGGCTTACCACGGTGAAGCTGTTTGTGAAGCATTTCGACGAGCGCACCTTTGCCGCTGTCATCCTGACCCACATGACCATGCTTGAGGACATGCTGAACGTGGCCCGCCCGATGAAGCCCGACGCAATGGCCGCCCTTGCGAAACAGGTGGCACAGATGCTGCTTGACGACGACATGAGCTGGAACTTCGCCGACATCCAAATCGTGATGGACAGGCTGGCGAAGGGCGAAGCCGGACAGGTGTACGGCGGCCTGAACGCTCCGATGGTGACGAAGGCCTTCACGGACTACATGTGCGAGAAGGCCAACGCCTTTATCGACTTCCGGGAACGGGAGGCACGGGAACGATACGGCAGCGGCCTTGGCCGTGAACGCACCAGAGCCGATTATGACGATGCCGTGAGAGCCGGGGAACGGGTGAAGCACATGGCGGCGCGTGAAGCCTATCAGAACGGTACACTACAAAAGGACATCAAAAAGGGAAAAGGCAATGGAAAAAGTTAGACAATACAAATCCGACAAGATCGAGATTTGCCGCAACTGCGGCGGCACGGGCAAGGAAAAGACCATCAGGTCACTTTTCAAAAGCAAATGCCCCGTGTGCAACGGCAGCGGGCGTGTGGACAAGCACACCGAAATCAACATCACGATAAAGCCTTATGAGACGGAAGAGAAGCAATAGGAACTACATGAGGCGCGTGGGGCTGGTGTGCCAGATCGTGCAGGAACACTACGAGCCGGGCGACCAGTCGAAATGCTACAGGCAGGTGTGGAAGCTGTATGTGAACCCGGTCTATCCCATGTGCTACCGCACCATGCTCCGCTACATCGCGACTCCCGTCCTCAAAGAGGAAGAAAACGAAAAAGAAGATCCAAACCAACTTTCATTATTTTGACTATGAGAAAATCAACCATCATCAAAGACATTCAGGACATGCTGTCCCACGAACTGCCGAATGTGAAGTACATCGACAAGGACTGGGGTCAGCTTGGGATGGAGCAGCCGCCGGTGGGATGGCCCTGCATCCTTATCGACATCGAGGATGTCGACATCCGTCCACTGACGGACGGCAACGAACATGCCAAGGCCACCGTTGTGCTGACCGTGGCCAACAAGCGCAAAAACAGCAGCAGCGCACACGCTCCAAGTGCATCGAAGGAGAAAAGCATGGAGACCATCGACCTGACAGACGACATCCACCGCCTTTTGCAGGGCTATTTCGCTGAAGGCGCGGAATACACCCCGCTGAAGGAACAGTCGTTCTTCAAGCTGAACGACCTGCCGGGCGCGGAGTGCTATACCATGCGCTACACTACGAGCTATAAAGTATAACCAACCAACCCCTAAACAACAAAACGATGAGCAATTTGCATGTAAAAGAAATCAACCAAAGCCTTGCCGAGGGATACACCTCGGAGGGTTTCCAGAAGGAAGGGAAAAACATGACTATCGTGGCCATGTTCTCCGGCATCACAGGCGGCGAGACCGTCAAACTCCAGCAGTCCGTCGAGGGCCGCGTGTTTCAGGACATCCCAAAGTCGGTGGTCACGCTTGAGGCCAACCAAGGCGAGCAGATGTGGAACGAAAACATTCTGCCTGAAGGGATATTCGTGCGTATTGTGGTCGGCCAATCGGCTGGCGAATTGACAACCATTAAAACCCTATCGTGATGGCAGAGGCGATTAATCTGAACGAAGGAAAGTCAGCCTATGAGATATGGCTGGCCCAAGGCAACACCGGCACTGAAGCCGATTTTCTTGCCTCACTCCAAGGCAACAGCGGCTACCAAGGTGCCGCCGGTGAACTGGAGGTAAAGAACAACCTGACCGAAGGAGGTGCCACCGCCGCACTGAGCGCGGAGATGGGTAAGCAGCTGAACAACACCAAGGCCGACAAAGACCTTGAGAACCTTTCGGAAGCTGGGCAGGCCAAGTTCAACGCGAAGGCCAACACCAAGGGCACCTACGAGGAACTTGTGGCTGGCGACCTTGCGGGCAGCAATGACCGCGTGACGGTCAAGGACAAGTTCGTGGTCAGAACCACGGCTGGTGACGAGAGCATCGACAGCAGCCATGACGCGCTTCTGCTTGAACTGATAGGCGGCTGCGGCGACACGGAGGCGGCTGCCTTCAAGATTAACGCCATGCGCTGGAACAAGGCCAACGCCCTCGACCCGTCGGCATGGGCAGCCGGAAAGACGAGCGGCTACATCACCGGCGCGGTGAGCAACGGTGCCATCGGTTCCGGCAGCCACAAGCTGTGCATCATCCGCTGCCCGAAATGCGAGGCCGGGGAATATGGCACGGCAGCGGCCAACAACGGCTACCTGCTGACGGATTCGGAAGGCAACAACCTGAAGGTGGGCGACTCCACCATCATCGGCGTGTGGTACAGCGCGACGCTCCCGGCATCAGGCACGGAGGTGGCCGCAGTCACCGAGCACACCTTCACTGGCCACACGGAAAAGTTCTATTTGCCCGACGAGGGTTATATGGTTGTAGAGGTGGCCGGGGATGCCAACCTGTCGGCGATATGCGCCCACCTTGCGTGGTCGAAGGATTACGACAAGTTCACCTCCTATGTGTCGCCCGCCGAGTTGGTGGTGGCCGTTTCAGCACTTACGAGCAAGTTCCAGACGGCCACGGTGAACGGCAAGACCTGCATCATCCTCAGGGGCATCGAGCAGGGCAACGGCGGCATCTTCGACCGTGTGGTCATCTACCCTGAAGGCGGCGGCACCTACGAGCGCAACATTGCTGCCCAGCTGCTGACCGGCCTCGAATGGACGGAAACGGAGATTGAAGGCGAGGTGGTGGAAGGCGAAGGCGAGGCGACGAGCGGCTACCGCTACACGGCCAGCCTGCCGACCACGGGAACCTACGCCGCCATGCGCGACGGCCTCATCCGCTCCGACATCGAGGGCATGACCCTCGAAGGGTACAAGCTGACCTACGACAGTGCCGAGCAGATCACGCCAGCGACGGCCTTTGCAGGGCTGTATGTGGACTACCAGATTGCCACACCTGTCACGGGTACGCACTCCATCAACCCGACGGGGAAACTGCCCAACGACATGGGCACGGAGGAAGTGGTCGGCGGCGAATGGGCCACCGGCACGATTGTCATTTCCTACATGCGCGGATTCAAAGACTCGATGAGGGCCTTGCTCAACGACTTCAACGTGGCTGCGGCTGAACTGGCCGAGTTGAAATATACCAAGCCGCTGTATTGCGTGGGCGCATGGCTGGGCAACGCCAACGCCGCCAGCCCGACGGATCTGGACAACCCCAATGCCTTGGCCGTGTTCGGCAACAAGGAGTGGGCCTTGGACTGGAGGCCGTTCCTTGTCGACATGACCGCCATCGAGGGAGAGACCAAGAAACGCCCGGTGATGGAACTGAAGAAAACCAACTGGCTGCGCGACATATACGGCAACTGGGCACCCGTTGTGGGCATCACGACGGCGATGCGCGACGAGTGCATGGCCAACGCGCTCTATACTGACAACGCGGGACAGAACCAGTATTGCGCCGCCGGTGCCTTCGACCCTGAAGCGTTCCTTGCACTGTGCCAGATTGAAGTCGTGGACGGCGTGAAGAAACTCACCCACCCGACACTCTACAAAGCCGTGACCGAAAACGAGGAGACCACCTATGTGGAGGTGACACACTACCTGATGCCTTGGGAAACGACCGAGACGAAATACTCTATCTTCATTGGCCGCAAGGATACGATATATTTGCTTGACAACCTCGTTGGCGCATCGGGAAAGGAATGGAACGGCATCCTTGGCGCGAACGCGAATGTGTGGGACGGCGTGGATGTGGAGACTTTCGCCCTGAAGCCGACGGGCATCTGCCCCAGCCCTGTGACATCCATCGTTGAGAACCAGGTGTCGAAGTTGCGCTCCTTCTTCTTCAATTACAACGCCACCGACAGTTACTCCAAAGGCAATGCCGGGGTCTCAGGGAGTGCATTGTTCCGAAACAATGGCCACTACCGCACCAACAACATCTCGCAAATCGGGACAAAGACAAGGGCCCGTGCAAACAACCATGTCGCCACGGCTCCGTTCCCGGTCGCAGAGGGCGGCTTCCATGCCCGAAACACCTTCCTGCGCTGCATCGAGACCGCAATGGGGACAAAGATGCTTTGCAACTCCGCCCGTTTCAGCAGCGGTGTGAGTTCCGTTGACTCATGCGGCGACGAGACGCAGTGGCTTGCCAACGGCGGCCTCCGTTACAAGGCCGAGGGAGCGGCCAACTGGTCTTATTGCAAATTCAACGGCAATCCGGCCATGTATTACGGCTCAGGCGAGACGAAATCGACCACAAACGCCAGCAACTGGCTCAGTGGCTACGGCCCATTGAGCAAGACTATGGAGGCACAGATTGCCTTGTCGTTCGCCGTGGAGTTCGGCATTGCCGCCGGTGAGAGGTTTGAGTTCAACGGCTGCACGATGTGGTACGCCGACCCGACAACATCGACTTTCGCGCCGCCCACTGTGGCCGAGGGCTACATGAACGCCCGTGTCTATAAGATTGTCCGTGGCACCTTCACAGGCTATGCCAGCGCAAGTGCCACCGAGACCACGACATTCGACCTTGAGGTGTGTGTCCGCACCGGCCTGATGCTTGGCTGTGACATGTCGGGCGATGGCGGCCCGTATTGGGGTGGTGGCTGTGAGGTTGTAGGCCAATGCGTCACAACGCCGGGCAGCGGAAGTTATGGCCACACCTTGAAGACCTACATTGAACCCGACCAGGAGAAATGGGTCAACGAGAACGAATACAATGCCAACATCGGCTCCAAGTTTGCCTCAGGCTTCGAGGACAAATACCGCTATGCCGGGAGCATCGTCACCAGAAGCGACGGCTACATGCGCCGCCGTCTGGCCAACACCCCTGTTCCCGCTTCGATGGGAGGCGGATATTCTGCTGGAGAGTGCGCCTATGGCTACATGGCTAACTATTGGGGCACGGCTGGCAAGAAAACCCGAGTAGGTGTCCGTTTCGGCTTCAACGCCGCCCGCACGTATCTGTCGGCGCGGTTTCTGAATGCGTACAACTCGGCAGGCAGCACGTACAACTACTTTTGCGCTTCTGCTCAAGTGCTTTTGGATGTGCAATGATGTGCAACATGGCGCAGCCACTGCAAGGGCCATGCAATGGCCCGACCCTACCGCCCTTCGGGGCGGTTTTTTTTTTGTTTGTCGATTAGGATTTTCTCTATTTTTGCGAGGTCGTAGCGCACAAGTCCGGCATAGTGACCGCGACCCATGAAGGCGTGAGGACATAATAAAAGGGTGACAGGCAGGTGTCCGTTTCGGCAACAACGCCAACAACACGAATCTGTCGGCGCGGTATCTGAATGCGAACAACACGGCAGGCAACACGAACAACTACTATTGCGCTTCTGCTAAAGTATGAGCAAAGAAACAAAATGATTGCCTGTCACCCGTGCCCGGAAGCGGCAGACATACAAGACCAGCCGACAAAATTTTTCCCGAAAAAACTTGCATTTTCCGAATTAATCGTATTTTTGCCGCGTTCAAAATCAAGTAGCGGCATGGATTTGGCCGCCAAATGCGGCATTTTTTATGCCCTCAAGTTTATAAAGAGAAGAGCCAAAATATCGGCTCCGACGGACGCGGTAACAGTAATGCCCGCAGGGTATCGCTACTTGAACCTTGAACACCCGTATCGGAGCCTTTTTGTTAATGTTCAAAAATAAGTAGCAATGAAGGAACAGAGACAGACGGCGGGAGAGACCGCAATGCAGACCTTCACTTTCAATCCGAGCAACCAGCCGATTAGAGTGGAGATGATTGACAACGAGCCTTGGTTTGTGGCCAAGGACATTTGCGAAGCGCTAACCATCGAAAAGTACCGTGATGCAGTTAGCCGATTAGATGATGACGAAAGGGGGTCGGTAGTAGTGGACACCCTTGGTGGAAAGCAATCAATGACAGCAGTAAACGAGAGTGGTCTGTATGACCTGATTTTCCAGAGCCGCAAGCCGGAGGCGAAGGTGTTCCGCAAGTGGGTGACCGGGGAGGTGCTGCCGACGCTGCGCAAAACGGGGCGGTATGAGATGGTGAGGACAAAGCAGGGGAGCGCGCAGAAGCGTCGCGTGCGTCGAGGCGAACTTATCAACGCGGAGGTGCTGAACCTGCTGTGGCTGATTGGCGAGAGTCTTTTGCGGGGCGACCAGAAGCAGATTGCGTTGGAACTGGGTGTGACAGTGAGCGCGGTGAACAACGTGCTGAACGGCTACCAGCGCAGCCCGCGCATCCTGAAGGCACTCTACAGCAAGGCACTGGAGCGGCGCGAGGAGTTCATGCTGTACAACTGCCCCGCCGTGATGACCGACCGCCTCTTGAGCGGCGAACACACGCGCATCAACAACCCGCTGCCGCCGGTACACATTGAAGGGCGACGCGGACTGCTTGGCAACCAGAACGCCCGCAAGGTGAAGGAAGGGGGTGAGAGATGAGATACGTTGAGAAGAAGAGCGACCTGACGCGAGAGATAGCACTGGCGACAGCAGCCGGAAGGAAGGCGTACAGGACGCGGACTGAATGCGAATGCGACTGCAAGGACAGGCGGAGGAATGCCGTGATAGTGGCGGAGGGGAATGAGATTGTGGAGATAGTGGTTCGCTGCAAGGGATGCGCGAGGAAGGAGGCGAGCCATGAGTAGGAAGCAACCCGACATGACGGCCTTGACACAGTTGCTGACCGTTGAGATTGACGCGGAGGCACTGGCGAAGATGGTGGACGAAGTGGCCTTCGACTATGCCGACAGCCTTATCTGCCAAGCCGAAGAAATCATCCCTGGAAAGGGACAGGCGGCCAACCTGTATTACCTGAAGATGATCCGCGACGCGATATGGAAGGCGGAACACCCCGACCCAGTTGAGCATTGAAAGCGGAAGCCCCGGCGATTGGGTTCGTCGGGGCTTCGTGTCATTTCAGTTTCTTCAGCAGGTCTTGGGCGGCCCGCTGGAGGTTGCGGCTGATGATGGCATCGCACCGCTTGCGCACCTCTGGGTGGTCGCCCAGGAACTGCCGCTGTGGAATGCGGATTTGGGTGCCGACCTTCATCAGGGCCATCCATTTCCAAGCGTCGTCCTTTGTGGCCTTGTGCTTGTACCAGAAGAATTTCTTCATCTTGGCGGTGACTGTTATCGTGCCGCCGTAGTTATGGATGGCCGCGTAACGCTCGGAGGTTTCCCAAACGACACTGTCGGCTTCGACACGGCAGCGGATGGAGCGGCGCAGTTTGCCCGTGACCATGAGCAGGGAGCCTTTCGGGTTGCGCATCTTCCGGGGCGGCCATGACTGGTCAAAGAAGGCCTTCCGTTGGAAATTGCGGTCA